CCGGAGACTGAGGAGGAGGCTCTGTCGATTCTTGGTGGATCGTATTTTGGTGACGGGCTGGCGAGGCATGACAAAACGAGGCCGGGCATCAAAGGGGATCTGCTTAAAGAAGATCAGGGTAAAATAGTCTTCGAGGATTCAAACCGGGGTATCCTGGAGGTCTGGGAGCACCCCTATGACTGCCTGGAAGACTATGACGATCTCCCCTGGTCAAAACGCTATGCTATCGGGTCGGATGTCTCTGAGGGCCTCGGAGAGAGCTATTCTGTGGCCCATGTGATGGATCGATTGACCGATCAGATCGTCGCCAGGTTGAGGTCCAACCGAATTGATGCCTATACCTGGGCCGACAGACTCTATGATCTCTCAATGTATTACGACGGTGCCCTGATCTGTCCAGAAAGGACTGGGGCCGGTCAAACAACGGTTAAGCGATTGATCGAACTCAATGCCAGTCTCTATATCCGGTTAAAGCCTGATACGACCACCGGGAAATTAACCAAGGTTTTTGGTTGGGAGGAAAGTGACCGTTCAAAACACGAATTGGCCGGGGATCTCCGTCACTGGCTACAGGTTATGACTGGTACGCTGTTTGACTCCATTTTGGTTGATGAGTGCTCGACATTCATCAAGACCGAGGCCGGGCCTCTGGATCATGAGCAAGGCAAGCTGTCTGATTGCGTGATCAGTGCCGGCCTGGCCGTTCAGGCTGATAAGTTCCTGGGTGAGGGACCGAAGAAAAGCACGATTCAGCCTAAGAAAGTACCTCCCAAGGACGCCAGTGAAGCCGCGTCACTTGAATTCGATCAGATCCGGGCTGAAATTATCGAGCAGCAGGAAATGGAAGCGGAGGAGTGGCTATGAACGAGTTTATCAATTACGGGCTTTTACTGGTTATTATTGTCCTGTTGGTTATCCAGGAGTACGAAAAACAGGGATGGAGGAGAGAACGCGCTCAACTCCTGGATCGGGTCATGGCCAAGACTCTGCCAGAATATGTTGAGGCTCAAGCCAGCCAGCAACCCATCCGGGTCGTCACAGTCGAGGACCTTAAACGAGAGATCGCCCCGCCCCGGGAAGAGGGGCTTGAGGTAGGATAAGGAGGGAAACTATGCCAACTATTCAGGAAGCGCAGACTATCGAAAACAATTTTACCTGTCATGCCCCGAAAGGGGATCAGTCGTCTCGCTATGGAATACTAAGAGGACAGGCAATGGAGTTGGCTTTCTCAATTGCGAATAAATGTCCAGACAGCAGGGAGCGATCGCTCGCCATAACGAAACTTGAGGAAGCTGTTTTCTGGGCAAATGCTGCAATAGCGAGGAATGAATAAATGAATTTTGTCGATCTCCTGAAGACCAGGGGCCGTAAAGAGGAAAAGCGCATCGTGATGATGGTGGACGATCTGTTTGATGTCACCCGCGATCCTTCCCGTCAGATGCGGGAGCGCATTATTTGGAGAAATTTCCTCTATTATTGCGGAGAGCAATGGATCCAGTATCTGAGATCGACACGCACGTTTATTCGTAAAGTTCTGCCTCCGGGGGCCTCCACTCCGGTCAACAACAAAATCCGGGAATTTGTCCGATCCCAAAAGGCCATGCTACTGAATCAAAAGCTGGTCCCCAAAATCGCACCGAATACCAATGAACGTGAGGACGAAGAAGCGGCCAGGATGGGCGAAGGCATTTCGGTCTATCTCGACACCCTGGAAGAGCGCCAGATCGAGGATGAGAAGGAAAAATGCGCTATCTGGACCACCGTGGCCGGTACGACCTTCATGCGCGCTTTCCCCAACAAAGAGGCCGGGGATATGTTCCTCGGTCCCGATGGGGAAATGATGAGAACGGGTGAGGTCGCTTCAGAGCATATCATCCCCTTCAATGTCCACTATGACAGCGGTCTTGAGAAGTGGACAGATAAACGCTGGACCGGAGTAGAATCACTCAAGGCCAAGGAGTGGGTTGAAGATACATTCAAGGTCCTGGTGGGCAAAACAGAATCGCCAACCACCCAGGATTATCAGCGCCGTCTCATGAAACTGGTGGGTCAGGTCAGTCCCTGGAAAGGGGATGGCATTGAGTATAGCGCTCTGGATACGGATCTCGACGATCTGGTGATCTACCGTGAAATGGAGATCAGGCCCAATATGAAATATTGCCCGGAGGGCCGTTTCATCGTCCAGTGCCAGGATAAGCTCCTGGTGGATGTGGAGCGTATGCCGATCCTGGCCCAAAATGGTTATTGGTTTTATACTCTGACAGACTTCCATTGGAACCTGGTTCCTGGACGTTTCGAGTCCGATAGCGGGGTGGATGATATTATCAGCCCGCAGAACACGATCAACAAGATCGATAAGGCCACCGAGGAAAACCGACAGAGTGTGGGCCGGCCCAGGGTCCTGGCCCCAGGGGAAATAAAACTGGAGAGACTGACCGATAAAGGCGAATCTTTCCTGGTCCTCAGATACGACGCCAAGACCAGCGGAGGCATTGCTCCCCAATTTCAACAGGGTCTGACTTTGGGTCCCGAGGTGCAGGTGGAGCGGCAGAACGCCGAGAAGAATATCCAGGACGCCAGCGGAGATCCCAAGAATATTCTACAGGGCGTGCCTCCTTCCGCACAATCCAGTGGGATTGAAGTGGATATTCTTAGACAGACCGCCGAGAAAAGCCATTATCCTGATGTGGACCGCTGGAACCGGTCTATGACCCGTCACTACAAAAAAAGGCTCCTGATCGTCCAAGAGCTCTATACGGAAAAACGCCTCGTTAAAATCGGCGGAATTGGCACCACGCCCCAGGTCAAGCCATTCAAAGGCGCGGACCTGAGAAATAATACCGACCTGACCCTCGAATTGGATTCGGGTCTTTCTTCCACTAAAGCCGGGCAGACCCAAGCCCTTAAGTCTTTGGCCGATAGCGGGTATCTGGGCGATATCGTCAATGACCCCGAAATCCGCTCTGAATTCTTGAAACGCTATGGTTTGAGTGGATTCACGGGCAAAGAAAACGTGGATATCGAACGCGCTGAACGAGAGAACTCGGCTATCGTCAATGGGGATTTCTCCGAGATCATGCTTATGGAACAAGATCCCATGGGCCGGGTCGATCCTATGACAGGAGAGCCGGGCATGGTGGTCCTTCAGGACGATCCTCTTTTCAAGTATGACAACCACTCTCTCCATTACCGCAGTCATCGTAAATTCATATTGGGCGGTCAATTTCCCTACCTGGAGGAGAGACGCAAGGTCGTTCTCATGGCCCATGCCGATCTGCATCAACAGGAAGCCATGCGGGAAGCTCAGGATCAGGCCATGCAGGCCGCGGCCCTGGCTTCCATGGGAGAAGGACCGCCTAAAACCCAGGGACAACCACAAGGAGTATAAGATAATGGCCGATTTGAGAAAAACTACCCAGATGGTCGATATGGCCGAGAAGAAGAGAAAGGATTTGGATATGATAGCGTCAGCAACCACGTCTTCCAAATACAAAGGCCCCTCCTATCCCTACGGCCTGCGCCTGACCCTCAATAGGGACCAGCTTCGGAAAATGAAGATCAATCCCAGGGACATGACCATAGGCGATAAGGTGGAAATTGAAGCCATGGCCAAGGTGGTGAGTATTTCTGAGTCTTCTGGCCAAGATTATGAAGATAAGTCTATTGAGCTGCAAATAACCAAATTGGCGGTTTTTGAGGGCTGATATGGCTGACTTAAGAAGCACTGTTGGAGCGATCAATAAGCGCAAGAAGGCCTGGGACGACCCTTTTGGAGATCAAGAGAAAACTACCAGGCCACAAGCCAAAGACGTGCCGTCTCCTCCGGACCAGGATGACCTTTTGAGCGACGCTGCCATAGATGCCGAAGTCAAGCGTCGCAAGGCCGCACAGCCCAAGAAAGGGTGGTTCTGGTAATGAAAGGAAATTATCCGGGAAATTGTTATTATTGCGGAAAAAATTTAAAGCCAGGGGAAATGGTTACTATTCCCAAAGATTGGCCTGGCGTTTGGTTTGGTGGTCGTTGTGATCCATTGGCACACGTCCGATGCGATAAATTTCCCAAAAATAAAAGAAAGGTGGTTCCGGTAATGTCACGTTTTGGTACGGGCACATGGGAAAACCTTGTTGAAAAATTTCCTGATCTTGCTTCCATGAAGGATCGTTTTCGAGAAGAAGGAGCCGATTTTTCAATATTGTTCAGATATCGCAAAGATCCACAATTTCCCGACCACGTTGTGGTCTATCAATATACCGGTGATGTCGGAGATAAAAATACGAAAAAAATTTTTGGAATTGTTCCATTCATGAAAGTAATATAATGCCCTACGATGTCAAGAAAAGCAGGAGGGG